ACTTCAATTAAAATGGTATGAAAGTTGAAAAGTTAGAATTTATAGCATCGTTGCCGCCGATAGCTTCAGCAATACAAATTTCTGGCCTCGGGGACGGCGCAATAATTAAACTGGATATTCCAGCAAGTGAGCTTTATTCAATAGTACAACTTCAACTACTTGCGGGAAAAGTATTTAAAGTAACCATTGAGGAAATTAAGGATATAAGAAATGGCAAATCCCAGACCAAAACCAACAGCGCTTAAAATTTTAGAGGGTAATCCCGGAAGACGTCCTTTGCCTAAAAAAGAACCTAAGCCGGCACTTGCACTAATGCCATGCCCACAGTATCTAAAAGCTGATAGTATCGCTTATGAGGAGTGGAACAGGATAGTTCCTGAACTTTATAATCTTGGACTTTTAACCAAAATTGACAGGGCAGCTCTTGAGCTTTACTGCAGCCAGTATTCAATTTACAGACAGTCATTTGAGACATTAAACAGCGAGGGTTTAATCACAACAAATATTCGCAATGGTGATAAAGCTCACCCGTCAGCGCAAATTGCGAGGGAGGCAGCAAAAGTCATAAAAGCTATTGCGGTTGAATTTGGGCTTACTCCCTCATCAAGAGCAAGAATATCTGTCCCGTCTGAGGATGTTGATGATGAGTTTGAGAAAATGATTGATTGATATGTATGATGAAAAAAGAGCTGAAAAAGTAAAAAACTTTATAGCACGTCTCAAACACTCAAAGGGTATTTACGCAGGGACTAATTTTAAGATACAGGATTGGCAGTGGGATAAAATAATTAAGCCGCTGTATGGCACGATAAACCAGGACGGCAGGCGTCAGTACAGGACATGCCTTGTAATGGAGGCGCGCAAGAATGGAAAAACAACGCTTGCAGCTGCACTTGCGCTTTATCATTTATTTGCAGACGGTGAGCAGGGCGGCGAGATATATTCGGCGGCAGTCGATAAAGACCAGGCTAGTTTAGTTTTTAATGAAGCGGCTGCAATGGTTAGAAATAATCCGATCCTTTCCGGCAAGTGTAAAATCATAGACAGCCAGAAAAGGATTGTTCGGTACAAGACCAATTCATTCTATCGGGCAATCCCGGCAGATGCAGCATCAGCGCACGGCTATAATGCGTCATGTATTATTTACGATGAAATGCACGCAGCAGCAAACCGTAACTTATTTGATGTACTTTCAACATCAATGGGCGCAAGGCAGCAGCCGTTGCTCTTGATTATATCAACAGCCGGTTATGATAAAAACTCGATTTTATATGAGCAGTATAGTTATGCTCAAAAAGTATCAAGGGGCATCATTAAAGACAAGACTTTCCTGCCGGTAATATTTGAGGTTGCTGAAAATGAGAACTGGGAAGATGAGGCTAACTGGTATAAAGCAAATCCGGCGCTGGGTACATTTAGAAATCTTGACGAGATGCGCAGTTTTTATACCAAAGCAAAAGAAAACCCGGCTGAGATAAATAATTTCAGGCGCTTATATCTTAACCAGTGGACATCTCAAGAGACTCGCTGGATCGATGTATCGAAATGGGATTTATGTCCATCAAAAATTGATTTAAAAAGATTAAAAGGTCAGGCATGTTATGGAGGGCTTGATTTATCAAGCACAACTGACCTAACCTCTTTTGTCCTGGTATTTCCTGACACCTTAGAGGTGCTGCCGTTTTTCTTTATACCACGTGAACGCATGGCTGAAATTGAAAAGCGGGATAGGGTACCTTATAGCGAATGGGCCAGAGAAGGTTTTATAAATATAACTGAAGGAAATGTCGTTGATTATAGTTTTGTAAAAAAAACAATTATAGATTCACTTGATACTTACCAGGTACAGGCAATTGCTTATGATAGGTGGAATTCCTCTCATATGGTACAGGAATTGATTGCTGAGGGTGATATTAAGATGGTACCTATCGGCATGGGGTATGGTTCTATGAATGCGCCGACCAAGTACCTTGAAGCTCTTGTGCTTGATAAGAAAATTAATCACGGTGCTAATCCTGTGTTAAGGTGGAATTTTGATAATGTAATGATTTCGACGGATTCAGCCGGAAACATTAAACCTGATAAAGCAAAATCAACACAAAAAATAGATGGTATTGTAGCTCTTATTATGTCACTTGACCGGGTAATGCGTAATGAGGAAACAACCTCGATATATGAGACCGAGAAAATTAAGACGTTTTAATTAAGGAATATTTTTATGGAAACTCCAAAATTTTTAAAATGGTTCAGGCGCAGCGCTGACCGCTCAGATTTGCTGAACCCGAAGAAATGGCTACTGGACGCTATTGCTGGCAACAAATCAATAATCAATGTCAGTGTAACCGAAGACAGCGCAATGAGGCAATCGGCTGTATATGCCTGTGTGAGAATACTTGCCGAAACAATAGCAAGTTTGCCCTTGAATGTGTACGAAAGGAAAAAGAACGGCAAATTTAAGTCAATAGAACATTCACTGTATGAAATACTGCACAATAAGCCAAACGAGTACATGACCTCATTTAGCTGGCGTGAAACCATAATGAGTACAATTCTGCTGCGGGGCAATACGGTAAACAATATATCATTTAATGGCAAGGGTGATGTAATAAGGATATTTCCTTATCCTTACAGCCGGGTAACAATAGAGATTAAAAACGGCGGTGTTGTTTACACTTACAAAAATGAAGAAAACTTAAATGAGGTTTTAGATAACGATAATGTGTTTCATATTCCCGGACTTTCCTTTAACGGCATTATAGGCATATCACCAATTACTTACGCAAAAGAGGCAATAGCATATACGATAGCACTTGAGCAGTTTGGAGAGTACTTTTTTGAAAATCGCACTAATGTTGGCGGTGTTGTAAGGCATCCGGGCAAACTATCAGAGACCGGCTCAGATAACTTAAGAAAATCCATAAATGACAGTTATACGGGGCTTGGCAATACACATAAAGTAATGCTGCTTGAGGAGGGCATGGAATTTACACCCATAACCATTGCGCCAGCTGATGCCCAGTATTTAGAACTTAGAAAATTTCAGTTAGAGGAAATTGCACGAATATTTAGAGTTCCGCCGCACCTGTTGCAGGATTTAACCAGAAGCACCAATAACAACATCGAACATCAGTCAATAGATTTTGTTGTGCATTCAATAAGACCCTGGCTGGTTAGACTTGAGCAGGCAATAAACTCAAGGCTATTTAAACCCAGTGAAAAGGGCAAGTATTTTGCTGAATTTGTTGTTGATGGCCTGCTTCGTGGTGATACGCAGTCAAGGTGGGAGGCATACGCAAAAGCAATACAAAATGGAGTTTACAGCCCTAATGATGTATTGGACTTTGAAAATAAAAATCCTTATGAGGGTGGAGATAAACATTTTATCCAGTTAAACATGCAGCCAGTTGAGGCAGTGGGGCAGCTTACAGATGATATTAGAAAAATAGCTGATACTTTAGAAATTAGGGAAGTAAAAGAAAAAGCTGTAACCAGTGATAAGCAGCAACGCAGCGCAAAAGCAAAAGCAAAGGTTGCAAAGGCTTATAAGGGATTGTTTGAGCAACTCACAGTAAGGATATTAAAGCGTGAAATAAAAGACGTAGCCGATATTTCTAAAAAGTCATTTAAGACAAGAGATAGCCAGATATTTAATGAAAAAATAGATTTGTATTACCAGCAGTTCAGGGATTTTATAAGAACGCAAGCACTTCCCGTACTGGAGACTTATTCAAAGGCTGTCTCTGTTGAGGCAGCAGATGAGGTTGGTATAAATCCAGAATTTGAGTTTAACAGGTATCTTGAAAAGTATAATGAGGGTTTTACTGCAAATTATACAAAGAAAAATGTACTTCAGTTAAAAAACGCTGTATCAAAAGCAATAAGTGAAAACAAAGACCCTGTTGAAGCTGTTGAAGCCCTGCTTGACAGGTGGGAGCGTGAAAGACCCGATGATATTGCTACTGAGGAAACAGTAAAACTTGCAGGGGCAATATCGTTATTGGTTTATAAGATTGCAGGCATCACAAAATATAAAGTAGTAAATACCGGCAGTAAAACCTGTCCATATTGCCAGCAGTTAAATGGAAAAATTGTTGGAATTGATAAATATGTAGTGGTTGACGGCCAGCAGCTCGGCGAGGGTGAAAACATAATGACTATAAGCGGAAATAAGGCGCATGCGCCGTTTCATGGCGGTTGTGTCTGTCAGGTCGTACCAGAGGGGTAAATGAAAAGACTGGTTTGTATACAGAGATTTGTTTTTGAAAACAGGACTTATTTTCCTGGTGATATTATTGAGGTGCTTGAGCGTATAGCGAGGCGCTGGGTATCAAGAGGGCTTGCTAAGTATGTTGACCCTAATGAGATTATTAAAAACATTTATACAAAACACGACAAAGTATCTGTTGTCGTACTTGTAAAAGACGCGCTGGATTATGTAAAGAAGTGTATTGATAGTCTGTTTAAATATACAGATAGATTTGAATTAATTATTGTTGATAATGCTTCAGGCAAAGAAACAAAGCAGTATTTAAAAAGCATTAAATGTAATGAATATAGGCTGATAACCAATAAAGCAAATAAGGGCGTATCTTATGGCTGGAATCAGGGCATAAAAGCAGCCAAATATGACTATGTATGTTTTTTAAACTCAGACACTTTGCTAACAGATAGCTGGCTCAGAAAAATGATGCGCGGCTTTAAGTATTCTGATAATGTCGGTATGGTCGGGCCTACATCAAACGGCGGGGCAACAGTAAAAAGCCCGCAGGTGCGCCACGACGTAAAAGCTGAGGATATAGACAAGTACGCTTCGGAGCTGCTTGATGATTATATTGAGGCCCCTGTTGTAGGATTTTGTTTTGTAGTTGCTAAAAAGGTATTTGATAAGATTGGCGGGTTTGATTATAAACGATATGGCCTGGCCTGTCATGAGGATATAGATTTTCTGTTCCGCATGAGAAAAGCAGGCTTTAAATCTGTATGGTCAAAGGGCGCTTATGTACATCACTTTGGCAACCGCACAATGATTGAAATGGGTATTAATGTAACTGAGATTAGAAAAGAGACACAGAAAAAACTTGATGCCAGACGGCTTGAAGAAGATTTATTTGTTGAAAATGACGCAAAGATTGAAAAAATAGAGGTTATATGCGATAGGCAAATCAAAATAGGTTTTGTTACTTACCAGGATTCACACCCACACGAGGAGGCGGCTTCAACAAGAATCAGGGTAACATGGGCGCTGCCTTATTTAAATGCTATTGTATCAGATAAGTATGGAGAGCTTACACTGTGCGATGTCGTGGTATTCCAAACAAGGTATTCGAGAAGCGATGTTGAGCTTGCAAAAGATTTAAAAAAATCAGGTACTGGCATTATAGCTGATTTTACTGACCCGCACTGGTTAAGGGAATACGAGCGATACAATAACGATTTTATAGATATGGTGGGGCTTGCTGATATTGTAACTGTATGCACTGATAAGCTAAAGGCTACATTTGAAAGCGCATTCAATAAAAAAGCATATATTTTAAAGGACAAATTAGATTTAAATTTATATAACAGGGTAAAAGAGCATAAAGACAAAAGCTCTTACAGGATATTATGGTTTGGGCATTCTTGCAATCTTATATCGCTTGAGCTTGCAAAAGATGACCTGGAGCGCTTAGGGGCTGAATTTGATATAACACTTGTATGTGTATATAACAGGGCAAAAGAATTTAATCCAGCGCCAATAAGAAATATAAAAATAGAAACTATAGAATGGTCAAACGATGAGGTAATTAAACAGTTAATTGATTCTGATATATCTATTAATCCAAAGTATGACAATTGGAAATCTTATAAGTCAAATAATAAAACCATAACAGCGCAGGCTCTGGGAGTGCCATGTATAGAGAATAATTTCTATAGCCAGATTAAAGAACTTTTATCAAGCGCTGATGTTAGAAATAAATATGCTAAAGATTGCCGGGCAACAGTAGAAAAAGAATATGATGTAAAACTTACAGCAAAAGAGTGGATAGATTATTCTGAAAGGATATTGTCAGGGGCTACAGAAGAGGTCGAGCCCTTAAAGTCAAAGCAGGACATTACGGTCTATACTTCCATAATCTGGGCTTATGACAGGCTGAGGGATGACCAGTTTATTAACAGCTCAGTAAAGTATAAAGCATTTCTTGATGATGATATTAAATCTAAAGTCTGGGATGTCCAGAAAATATACAGGCAATTTATAGACCCGTCAAGACAGGCAAAAATATACAAGGTGCTACCACATCTGTATCTTGATACAGAATATTCAATATGGCTTGACGGTAGAATGGCACTTAATACAGACCCGCAGGAGCTAATAGATAAATATTTAAAAGACGCTGACATAGCTTTATTTGCGCACCATAAACGGGATGATATTTATGAAGAGTACGCAAATGACTCTAAGCATTTACATAGAAAACTTGAGCCTGAATATCTATTCAGAATGCAGGTTGAGCGGTACAGGTTAGAGGGTTTTGCCCCACACAGCGGGCTTTATGAATGCACCGTTATTTTAAGGCGGCATACTCCAGCAGTTAAAAGATTGTGTGAGGAGTGGTGGGCTGAGATTTGCGCTTATACTGTGTGCGACCAATGCAGTTTTGTATATGTTGCAAAAAAGCAGGGTATAAAAATAAACACAATTGGCGGCAGTGTGTGGAATAACAGCTTGATTTTACGGGGGGATCATGTCTAAAAGGGTATTACTTTTTAATCCGCCGTTTGCGCGCATTATCGGACTTGAGCAAGACTATGTGCCGCTTGCATTGTTGCATATATCAACGCTGTTAAAACAACAGGGCTTTAATCCCTTTGTAAAGAACTTAAATATTACAGAGTATCTGGGTTATGTGGATTATCTTAATCGCAAGGTTGGATATGAAAAGTTTATGGACTTGTACCAGGCGCAGAAGTGGGAAATACACAAAGAAGTATCTGAGGCAATAGAAAAAGTAAAGCCCGATATGATAGGTTTTTCCGTACTTACGGCGCAGATAAAGATTGTCAATGATTTAATAGCATATATAAAAAGCCAGTATAACTTGCCGATATTTGTCGGGGGCGCAGGCGCAACGCTTAATACTGAAAAGATAAAAGCAAATATAATTTATAAGGGTGGCATCAATGATTTAGGGGCATTATCAGAAATAGAGCTGTATGACAATGATGTTTTAACTAATTATGCTTTTAGCCTTGAGGATTATGACGGCAATTTATATTTTGAGCATTTGCTTGACAATTACAAGGCTGATGGATTTGGTCATGTGTTCTCAAGCGTGGGCTGTTATTACAATTGCAGGTTTTGCGCTTCACCGGCAATATGGGGGCGCAAGGTATATTTTAAGCCGCTGCATTCTTTTTTAAGGGAACTGGACACGATAGCGGATAGGTTTGAGCCGTCAAAGTTTTTAATATGGGATGAAAATTTTACAGTAAACAATAACAGACTAAGAGAATTTTGCAGATTATATAAATTAAATATACCGTGGTCGTGTGATAGCAGGGTGAGCTCTTTAAATGAAGATAAAATTAAGATGATGAAAGAGGCCGGATGCTATCAAATCAATCTTGGAGTAGAGAGCGGATGCCAGAGGACACTTGACTATTTAGGGAAAGGTCTAAAACTGGACGCAATCAAGGCTACATTTGACTTGCTAAACAAATACGATATCAAAAGTAAGGTATATATGCTCATGGGATTTCCTGAGGAAACCGAAGCCGACATCATGGAGAGTATAGAGTTTGTAAAAGCAAACAAGCCTGATTATGTGACGCTTAGCCTTTTTACTCCCTATAGGAATACATCCCTATATGATGAATGTATAAAAAAGGGCATTATAGATAGCACATATGATGAATCGGATCACAGCCACCAGTCGGGCAGGTTTATAAAGATGATACATCCTGAAATTGATATTGATGAAATAATAAAAGAGGTTGACGCAATAAATGCTAAATGCACTTGAGATAACAACAAAGATAGGTTGTATAAATAATTGCAGTTATTGCCCACAGGATTTGCTTATAAAAGAGTATAAAAAAATAAGCAATATTACATCAATGAGCCTGGACACTTTTACAGGCTGCATAAAGAAAATTGATGATAGTGTAGAGATACAATTTACCGGGATGTGTGAGCCTTTCCTTAATGGTAAATGTATAAACATGATAAAGCTTGCCGCAGTTAGAAATAATGTTCGGGTATCAACTACTTTAATTGGCATGAAGTTTAAAGACATTGGGGCGCTGGAAAAGATTAACTTTGTTGCATTTGATATCCATTTACCAGCCAGCAGCGGTGATAATATAAAAGTAGATAAAAATTATATAGATTTACTCAAGGCTGTATCGTTAAGCAGCATACCAAACAAGCAATATCACTATCACGGCAGGAAACTACATCCCGGTATTGATTTTATAAAAGCAGATAAGGTAAAGGCTCATTCAAGGGCTGGCAATGTAGCCAGTAAAAAGGATAAGGCTAAGACTGGTGTTGTTTACTGTGAAAGGGATTATAAATGCCCTGTGCTGCTGCCAAACGGAGATATAGTTTTATGCTGTATGGATTATGGGCTAAAGCATAGGCTGGGCAATCTTTTAAAGCAGGATATAGCAGATATATATAATTCACAGAATTTTAAAGATATTTGTAATGCCTTAAAACAAGATAGCAACAGTATGTGCCATAAGTGTGAGACATTTGGCAAAACAAAACTCAAGGAATATGGACTTGAGCATTTAAGTATTTACGAATAAGGAGTTATTATGTCAAAGATATTAAAAGAATTGCGCTCTTATCCTGTTGAGTTAAGGGCAAGTAAAGAAGATGAAAAGCTGGTAGGGCATTCGGCAGTATTTGAGCAACTGTCTGAGGATTTGGGCGGATTTAGAGAAAAAATAAGGGCAGGCGCATTTGCTGAAAGTATAGGGCAAGATGATATAAGGGCGCTGTTTAACCATGACAGTAATTTTGTACTGGGTAGAAATAAGAACAAAACTCTTGAACTTGAGGAAGATGATACAGGGCTTAAAGTATCAATACAACCTCCGGATACACAGTGGGCAAGGGACTTAATGTTTTCTGTTGCTCGTGGTGATATTAACCAGATGTCGTTTGCTTTTGAAACATTAATTGATGAGTGGGATGAGTCGGGTGTTATACCGATTAGGACGCTTGTTAGAGCCAAACTGTATGATGTATCCGTTGTAACCTATCCGGCATATCCTCAGACATCGGTAGGTGTTAGAAGTCCTGAAGATATTTATAAGTCTTTTGAGACAGATAGGCAAAAAATGCTTGAAGAAGAAAATCAGAAAATAACTGAGGTACAACTAAGGAAGAAAATAAAAGAGGCAAATATTAGAATGAAAATAAAGATGTTTCACAGGTAAGTAAACATAAACAATTTAATTAAACAAGGCACTCTTTATGGGTGCTTTTTTATTGCAATCCGCAGGAGTGGATTTGTAGCAATAAGTTTTAAACAGGAGTTTATTACTTAATTGCAACCATTGTAAAAGTTATAAAAGAAAGGCATTTATTATGCTTAAGGAAATTATAAAAAGGATGCAGGAAATAGCATCCGAAGTAGAGGGCATTGAGAAAAAGGAAACCTTGACTCCTGAAGATGAAAAGAGATTTGATGAACTTGCAGTTGAATTCAAAGAGCTTGAGGAAAAGAAAAGGAAAGCTACTGAAAGGGAGTCATCTTTAAAGTCTATCAGGGAGTTTGGGGAAAAACCAGTCAATGACCCTGCAAAACCTGCTGACGGTGGGGAAGTAACTCCTCAGGGGCAGTTTAGGAACTTTGGGGAATTTGTACAGGCTATTGCCTATGAATACAGAAATAGAAAAGCAGACCCAAGACTTGTACAGTTAAGGGAACTTTCTATGGACTCTACAACCAAAGGTGGCTACCTTGTGCCCGATGCTTTTGTTGACACAATCAAAATGGTTTCACTTAGTGATGCTGTTGTAAGGCCAAGGGCTTCCGTTATACCAGCAGGTGCACAGCCTGACCAGGGTGTTGATATGCCAGCACTTGACCAGACTGCAGCCGACGGTACTGGACTTTATGGAGGTATTGAGGTTGAGTGGATTACTGAGGGCGCTACCAAACCTGAACAGGACTCAGCTTTTAAGTTAATTGAACTTGACCCCAAAGAGGTTGCTGGCCATATTATTGTAACTGATAAACTCTTAAGGAATGCCGGGGCTATTGAGTCACTTTTAGGCAATCTTTTTAGGGGCGCAATTACTACAGCAGAGGAAAAGGAATTCCTGGCCGGAACTAATGCAGCAACAAGGCCAACTGGTATTATAACCCATGCTGGCACTATTGCTGTAAACAGGGCAATTGCAGACAGGATTACCTATGCTGATATAGTCAATATGTTTGCCAGCTCTTTTGGTGTTGGTAACTATGTTTGGGTAGCTGCAAAGTCAGCACTTCCTCAGCTTATGCAGATGAAGGATTTTGAAGCAGCAGACAGTGACGCACCAAACCTGGTTTTCCAGCCTGATGCACGCACTGGCATACTTGGTACAATGCTTGGGCTTCCGCTTGTCTATACTGATTTGCTTCCAGCACTTGGTACTAAGGGTGACCTGATGCTTGCAAACTTCGGTTACTACCTTATAAAGGACGGTTACGGTGTTGAAATAGCTGCATCTGAGCATGTATATTTCACTACTAACAAAACCGTTATTAAGGCATTCTGGAACGTTGACGGCAAGCCCTGGTTAACAGCTCCGATAACACTTCGTGATGCTGCAACTGAGGTTAGCCCGTTTGTCGTGCTTGATGTTCCTGCGGTAGGATCATAACATAACCTAATTTGTGAGGGTTGGCAGATGTTGTCAGCCCTCACTTATTTAAGGAGCAATAATGAAGTTTAATGTAAAAAATGAGTTCATATATAAGGGTAAGCGGATATTTAAGGGTGATATTGTCGATATATCTAACTTTGATATTGGCAAGGTAACAAAATTAAATGTACTGGGCGAGCCTGTTAAGGAAAATAATGTTGAGCGGGCAGTAGTAAAGCCAAAAGAGACAAGGAAATCTGAATGAATTTAAAAATAATTACAGCAGCTGCAACAGAGCCCATAAGTTTAACTGAGGCTAAACTGCATTTAAAAGTTGAGAATATCGCTGATGATAACCTAATTACTATGCTTATAAAGGCATCGAGACAGTCAGCGGAAAACTTTACACATAGGGCGCTTGCTTCACAGGTGCTGGAACTGGTACTTGATGAATTTCCAGAAAATGACATTGTACTGCCCCGGCCGCCAGTTGAAAGCGTAACTTCAGTAAAATATAAAGACCATGAGGGAACTGAAACCACAGTTTCATCTGCTGATTATATTGCCTTTACTGATGCGGACCCGGCTGTTGTTGTGCCAGCTTATAGCAAGTATTGGCCGTCTTTTACACCGTACCCTAAGGGCGCTGTAAGGGTCAGATATACTGCCGGGTATAAGACAACTGGTAGCGATCCAAATTTAATTATACCTGAGGCTATAAAACAAGGGTTACTTTTGGCAATCGGTAACTACTATGAGAACAGGGAAGATTTACTGGCAAAGGGGCATATTCCTAAGAGCTTGCCATTGGGTGTTGAATACCTTTTATATCAATATCGTGTTTGGGACTGGTCGTAATGGATATAGCAACACTAAGGCATAGAATAACAATAGAGCAAGTTACAGAAACGGTCAATTCTGTTGGAGAGCCTATAATAACCTGGACAACATTTGCGATAGTTTGGGCTTCAGTCGCACCACTTGACGGCAGAGAATTCTGGGCCTCAAAACAAATTAATTCGGAGGTTACAGGCAAAATAAAAATCCGGTATTTGTCAGGCATTAATACTAAAATGAGGGTATTGTTCGGCTCAAGAGTATTTGATATTGAGGCTATTCTAAATGTCGAGGAACGCAACAAGGAAATGACGCTGCTGGTTAAGGAGCATAATGGTTAGTAGTTGTAGCATAAAAATAGAAGGTGTAAAAGAAGTTACTATTGCTTTACATAATGTTAATAAAAATGTAATAGCTGAGCTTAGGGCAGGTGCAATAGAGGGTGCAAAGATAATAGCAGATAAGGCAAGAGAACTTGCACCAATGGGGCCTACTGGCAATTTAAAGAAAGCAATAAAATATAAGGAAATGCCATATAAGGAAACATCGCCGATTGTATCTATTGCAGCAGTTGACAGGAAAAAAGCGCCTCATGCACACTTAGTAGAATTTGGTACAGTTAAATCAAGGGCGCACCCGTATTTTAGACCAGCATATAGGCAAATGGCAAACAGGGTA